TTATTTACTTTGATTGTCCACAGTGTGGTAAGAGACATTTTGTACAAATAGATAATGATGAATCGCTTATTGCATTAGGTAATACTAAGAGACTGGTTAAAGAGCTTTCATATTCATTGGCGAATGGTAGGCACTTATCAGATAAACAGAAAAATAAAAAGAAAAGGAAAATTGATAGTGCTAAAGATAGGCTATCAAATCTTAGGTTAGGTTTGATGAAAAAGTATAATGGTGAGATGCTATATTATCCAGATGGTGAGAGTTTTATTATCAGCTTTACTATTTGTTAAGTTTATGTTGTTATTAATTTTTTAGATTGCAGTTCAAGGAGAAGTAAAATGGGAGAAAATGGAGAAAACAAAGATAAAGACGTTGTTGATGATAATCAGGAAGTAGTTGATACCGGTAGTGATAACAGTGGTAGTGATGTAAAAACATATACTCAGGAAGAGGTTAATGCACTTCTTGCAAAAGAGAAGAGTGCAGGCCAGTCTGATGTATATAAAAAGCTTGGTATTGACCCTACTGATGAAAAGGTAGTTGCAATGTTTAAGGCTTTTGTAGAGAGTCAGAAGACAGAGGCTGATAAACAGAAAGAAGCATCTGATAAACAGCAGGCTGCACTTATTATGGCACAGGAAAGAGCAAATATTGCAGAGGCAAAGGCCGAGGCTATGAAGCTTGGTGTCAAGGCAGAGTTTGTAGATGATGTTGTCACTCTTGCATTAGCTAAGAAAACAGAAGACGGCGATATTAAGTCTGTTATTAATGAACTTAAGACAAAGTATTCTGTTTGGTTTGGAGCTAGCGAAGACCAAGGTAAAGACAGTGATGAATCTACCGGAGATAAAGGTACAGGTGCATCTGTTAAACCGAGTGGTAAAGGTAAGAGTGGTGGTAGAGCTGCTACAGGTATTGGTAAGAGGCTTGCAGAAAAGAGGCTTTCTTCCAGTAGTGTTAAGAAGAGTTATTGGAGTTAATGTTTAGTTTAAAGGAGGATATTAGTTATGCTTAATAGAGATGGAGTGACTAGGAATACATATGCTGCTCCTATTCAGATTTTAGCTAACGTAGAACATCAGTATTCTGTTGGTTGTATTGTACCGCAGTCTATTGGTGTTAATGTTACAGCAAATGGCAAAACCTACAAGATTGCCAAGGCAGGTACACCTATTAATATTAATCTTAAAAATATTAATGCTGCTGTTACTGCTGCTACAACCACATGTAATGCAGTACTGCTGCATAATGTAGATGTAACTGATGGTGCTGCAAATGGTGCTGCTCTTGTATGGGGCTTTGTAAATGAAAACAGATGTGAAAGTGATGTTGTTACCAAGCTCGATGCTATTACCGATTCTGGAATGGTAACACTTCTTAAGGTTTAATTAGTTGTTTTAGGAGGAAATTTAGTATGACCATTTTTGATTTAATGCAGTCTGCAGAGATTACCGCCTATTGGGAGACACTTATTCAGGATGAACCCCCGTATGCAGCAGAGGAGCTGTTTCCTGTAGATAAGAAGAGGGGCCTTGACCTTAAGTGGATTAAGGGTGCTAAGGGTCTTCCGGTGGTACTCAAAACAAGTGCATTTGATGTAGCTGCTATTCCGAGACCTCGTATTGGTTTCGAAAAGCTTTCCACAGAAATGCCCTATTTCAAAGAATCTAAGTACATTGATGAAGAGCTTAGACAGGAACTTAATATGGTTCTTGAGACCGGCAATCAGGCATACATTGATTCTGTTATGAATCGTGTGTTTGATGATGAAGTTGAGCTGCTTCGTTCTGCTAGGGTTTCTCGTGAGAGAATGAGAATGATGGCTCTTACAACAGGTGTTGTTGTTATGGCTAATAATGGTCAGGAATTTACCTATGATTATGGTATTCCTAACACCAATAAAATGACAGTACAGACAGCATGGTCTAATACACAGCAGTCTGACCCTATTGAAGATATTAGAACTCTTAAAGAAACCATTGAGGATGCCACAGGTTATACGATTACAAGGGCAATGTGCAATAGTACAGTATGGAGACAGCTTAGGGCTAACGAAAAGATTAGGCAGGATATTTATGCTGTAAAACCTATTGTTGGCCATCTTACAGACGGTATGCTTCGTGAGTATATTTCTGAGCAGTTAGAAATTACTGTTGCTATTAATGATAAGAGGTATAAGGACGAGGCTGGCCAGACTCAGAAGTTTATGCCTGATGAAACGTTTGTTATGTTCCCCAGCGGAAATCTTGGTAAAACTTGGTTTGGTACAACCCCTGCAGAATCTGACCTTATGACAGGAACCGCCGCAAATGTATCTATTACAGATACAGGTGTTGCTGTTGTTACAGCTAAGAAGGTTGACCCCGTACAGGTTGAAACCATTGTTTCTATGATTTGTCTGCCTTCGTTCGAGGGTGCAAACGGAGTAGGTATTATTGATACAACGCCGTAATCATTGTTAATATTTTGGTATTGGTGCTATGTTATGTAGCACCTTTACCATATATTGGAGGTAGATAGATATGGTAAAAATTACAAATGGTATTAATGTGTTCGACGTTCCTAGTGGTGCTGCAAAAGCTTATGAAGCTAGTGGGTATCATGTTATTACTGATTCTGAGGCAGACAAAGTCATTATTGAAGATGAAGTTGTAGAAGATGTTGAAGATGTAGATAATGGTGCCAATGACGATGACAGGTTTGTTGAAGAGATTATGGAAAAGCCTGTATCCCAGTGGAATGGCGAAGAGATTAGAAGGTATGCTTCTATTAAAGGTATTGACCTTACAGGTGTAAGGACTACAAAGCAGGCAAGGTCTGCTGTTATTGCATATAATAATGAGGTTGAAAGAAAAGCTTCTATTGGTTAATGGAGGTTATTATGGTTGAAGGTAGTGGACAGCATTCTGCTGCTATTAATAATATATATAACATAATAAGAGAAGACCAGATACCATATTTTGATGACCCTTATGAATCCATTGCATTTTATTTTAAAAAGAATGGTTTTGATATTAATGCCACTATATATGAGTTGTTAATATTAAAATCTGAAAGTTCTACAATATCTGTATCTGGTCTTAGTACACAAGATACTTCTGGATATTTTAAAAGGCTTGCATCTAAATATAAGCCATTTAATTCACATATTATGTCAGGTGGTTAAATGAATAATAAGTATGAGGTTTATAAAGTTAAAAGAGCTATAAGAAGAAGCGGTATTGATGTAAAATTTTATAGGCCTCTTTATAATGAGTATAATGAGCCTATAAAAGACGAGTACGAGTATATCTTGTGTGTAAAGTGTTTATATCACGAGCATACTGCACATATGCTTGACACTTATGTTTTTAATACAGGTACTGATAGTGGTACAACAAGACTTGAAAAATCACCGCAGTTATTGTGTATATCAGAAGACCTATTGGTTAAAGATGATTTTGATAGTTATCTTTATGAAGATGATACCATACATAAATCGAGAGATTATATTGTAAAGGTTGGAGATTTTGTTGATTTTAATGGGCACCATGCAATAGTTACTGCTTTAAAAGATGTTATGGAGTGGAATATGATTTGTGATGTATCTTTTGAGGAGGTAGACAATGGCAGCATCAGTGGTGTTTAAGACAGAGCAGATAAAGACCAGGTTGAAACGTGCCCAGATAGCATTAGCACCAGCCGTAATGGCTTATGCCAAAGGCAAAGCTAGTGAATATGAGAAGTATATGAAGGCCAATGCGCCATGGACTGATAGAACGGGTGATGCAAGACGTGGGCTGAAAGCACAAGCTACACAGTCACGAAAAGCTTTTGTTACAACAATAAAGTTATCTCATAGTGTTTATTATGGTGTTTATCTTGAGTATGCAATGGGTAGGAGGTTTGCAATAATACAGCCTACTATTGATGTTAAAGGTCAAGATTATGTAGATGGTTTACATGGTATATTAGGTCCAGTTATTATTAAGTGAGGTTATCATGGCTATTGTACCAAGTGAGTTTAAATATAGTGAGTCTCGTGCACAAGATATTTATAAACATTTAAAAAATAAAGGTTTTGATGTTTATTGGCCAGCCCAAAAGTTAGGCGAATGTTCATCTAAGTATTTAGTTATTAAAAATGATGGTAGTTATAAGCATATAAATTATAGTACAGATAGGGATATGTATTCTATTCAATGTTATGTTCCTAAGTTGGCATATAGTGAACTTGAGCCGCTTGTACAAAGTGTTAAACGTGCAATGAAAGAACTATATCCAATGATTGTGCCGTATGGTTCACAACAGCCGTCTTTTTATGATGATGCAATAAAGGCACATTATATTGTTATAGAGTATGAAAATTACAAGAAGATATAATGGAGGTATAAATGTCTGTTAGAAGGTCGAGAAATGAAATTCCTACTATTGACGTCAATCTTGTTACTATTTCTGTGACAAATATGGTTGAAGGTCAGCCTGTAGTTGATGAGTTTGGTTTTGACACAGCTAATCAGATTGAGGTTGAGGCTCAGACAGAAGATGAAGAGGCTGTAAAGCTTATTATTAAAGGTAAGCTTAAAGCTCAGAAGCCTATGCAGTCTGTAATTACTGGTCACCAGATTACACTACATGATAATGTGTTCAACCCTGAACTTGTTAAGGTTCTTCAGGGTGGTACAATTCTTTATTGGCAGGATGCCAACCATACGACAACAGGTGAAACAGAAACCAATTATGGAGTGGCTAAATATACTCCTCCAGTTGTAGGTTCTGATGATAAGGGTACAGTATTTACTCTTAATAGTTATTCTGCTATTTATAATGCAGCCGGTATTATTACAGGTTATGAGAAGACAATGTATCCTAACTGCACTGGTGTACCCGTTGCATTTAATACAGAAGATGGTTCTTTTAGGACACCTGAGTATACAATTAATTCTGCGCCTAATACTGGCGAAGCACCTTATGATATTGATTATATTGCTGCTCTTCCTGAGCTTACTGGCACCACAAATATGGAAGGTCCCGCGTAAATGTTTATGCTGGTAGTGTGAGTAAAATTACATTACCAGCATAAGTTGTATTATGACAAAATAAAAAAAAGAGGTAAAATAATGAATTTTAATGATGTAGTTGAAATTAGAGATAAGCTTAAGCAGGCAGGAATTGAGGATAGTAAGGTCAATTCATTTGTTACAAGTTATGCTGCTCATATTGGTGATGAAACAAATACACATCCTAAAGTAGAAACAAAGGCAGTTTATACTAAGGACGATATTACTAGCTTTGATAAGCTTAAAACATATGTTAATGGTAGCATAGTAAACCTTCCGCCATTTGGTGATAATCAGCCTTTTGTAGCTATGATTAGAAGGCCTTCGCTTTTAGCACTTGCTAAGACAGGCAAGATTCCAAATTCTTTACTTAATCAGGCTACTGCCTTATTTGCTTCAGGTACAAACTCTCTTAATAAAGGCGACGTTTCGTTAGATGAAATCTATGATATTATGGAGGTTGTTGTAGAGGCTGCTCTTGTGTCTCCTACTATGGATGAAATTAAAAGTGCAGGCTTAGAGTTATCTGATGACCAGTTGATGGCTATTTTTTCTTATACTCAGACAGGTATTACTGCTCTTGAGCCCTTTCGTCAGTAGTGATAGCATATTATCTGTTATAGCTATATCTAAACTGAATAAAGTTAGGCCGAGTGAAATAATGCATATACCAGATGAGTATACTGCTTATTGTTTTGATGAAGCATGTATGTATATACGTATAAAGATGGAAAAAGACGAAGAGCCACACTTTGAACAGGTTGGTAATGATAATAGTAAACCACATTTTAGGTCACCATCTGAAATGTATAAATCAATGGGTTATGGTTTACGAGAATATGTTAAGG